ATGGCCATCAATACGCTTACCGACGCAGACTGCCGCCGTGCCACGCCAAACGATGGCAAGCTGCGCAAGCTCTTCGATGGCCACGGCCTGATGCTGGCAGTCCTGCCAAGCGGAAACAAGGTTTGGCGCATGGCCTATCGCAACGACCAGGGCAAGCAGCAAACTGCCGTGATTGGCCCGTATCCCCTGATCGGTCTCAAGGAAGCCCGCGACCGTCGCGACGCTTTGCGTTTGAAGTTGATCGACGGGGAAGACCTCAAGCCCAAGCGCAAGACGAGCCCATCCATTGCCCTTGATGCGGCAATCGATACCTACTGGGCCGGGCGCACGGACATCAGCGCCGGCTACAAGGCAAATGCATTGCGCGCGCTGGCCATGTACGTCTCGCCGACGCTGGGCGCGAAAACTGTGCGTGAAATTACCAAGGAAGACTTGATGGCCGCGCTGCGCCCGATGGATGCCGCCGGCCTGTCTGTGTACGTGCGGCGCGTGCGCATGTGGGTGGGTCAGGTGCTCGACTGGTCCATCCAGCACGGCCACTGCGAAGAGAACCCGGCATCGAACATCAATTCGAAGGTCGCCTTTTCCCGCAAGCCGCGCGAAGGCTTTGCCGCCCTGGCGCTGGCAGAGGTGCATCCGTTCATGGAGCGCCTGGCATTGGAAGATGAAATTCAGTCTGTGCTTGCTTGCAAGCTGTTGGCATTGACGTGGACGCGCACGGACGAGCTGCGGCGCATGACCTGGGCGGAAGTGGAGGGCGATGTTTGGCGCATACCCGGCAAGCGCATGAAGAAGGGCCGTGAACACCTGGTGCCGCTGTCAGTCCAGGCGCTGGGCCTGTTGGCGGAAATGAAGCTGCGTTCGCGCGGCAGCATCTACGTTTTCCCGAACGACCGGGGCGGTAGCCGCCCCATGAGTGAAAACTCGATTCTCTACCTCATTCACCGTATCGGCTTCAAGGGCAAGATGACCGGCCACGGCTGGCGCAAGGTCGGTTCCACTTGGGCCAACGAGCACGAATACAACTCGGACCACGTCGAAGTGCAGCTCGCGCACAAGGACGGCGGCGTGCGCGGAGTGTACAACTCGGCGGAATACCTGAAGCAGCGCCGCGTGATGCTTCAGGCCTTCGCTGACTGGCTGCTACAGGAGCCTGATGCCGGCCGCCTGGAGCGTTGACAGGCGCCACCCCAGCGTGCGCTGGGTGATGGCAACGTCCGCTGGCGGCAGCTTGTTTTCCTTCACCCATCTGCGCAGCGTCTCCGAGGTGACGCCCAGCATTTTGTACAAGTCCTGGCGGTAAATAATTCGGTCTTCGTTCATCAGTTTGTTCCTTTCGTGGTTTGGTTTTTCTTGCGCTGGGCTGGTTCTGTATGGCCGGCTTTGCTTTGCACCGCCAAGGCGAATGCTTCGGCCTCGGTGTGGTGTGGTACTTCGACGCCAGGCTTGCGGTAGTCGCGCAGCCGGCAGAATTCTTTGTATTGGTCCATTTTCGTAATCTCCTTCTAATCCGTGCATCCACAATCGGTTAAGGCATCATCGAAGGGGAACAGCTCCCCGTGATTCATCGCCATGTCATACATCGCCTGATAGCTGGGCCTATCCTTGCGGAACCAGCCGCCAGCACCTGATCCGGCCGTCTGAGCGTTCTTTTCCTGCTGTATCCACCACAGCGCGCGGCTGGGCTTTTCCCGGATCAGGGATAACACCTGGTTGCCGCCTTTCAGGAAGCACAGGTCGCAGTTGCCGTGCATCGTCTTGCCGCTCATATTCGGCAAGCCCAGGTCAAAATCTTGTGCTGCCCAAAACGCGCTGACGTCAGCCACGGTCAGGCCGGCTGCAGCCAAGGGCGCCTCCTTTACTTCGTGCTTGCCGTAGTCCTGGTTCGCCAGCCGTGCCACGCGCAAGGGCTCGTCGGCGCGCATGCCGATAAACGTGGTCCACTCGACCAGGCCTATCGACTTCAAATAGCGCTGCATCGGCCGCACCTTGAGTTCCGCCGTGCAAAAGCGGGCCACAGGGTTCGGCAGGAATTTCTTTTCGTCGTGCAGATCGGCGAACGGCTCGCCGCGGCGGCTGGCCGTAGCAAAGTCCACAACGGCAAATTCTTTGCCGCGCGCTTCATTGCGAGGGCGGTTTTCTATCCAGACGATGGGAACGCCCCAGCGTTCGCCGCAGTCGCGCACGAATTCAAGGGTCGCTTCCTCTTCCTTGCCGGTGTTGGCGAAGCACACCGTCACGTCTGCCGGCAGCGTGCCGCCGTAGGCCTGAATCGTCATCCACAGCATCATGCCGCTGGTGCGGCCACCGCTGAACGAAATGACGCCCGGGCCGTCGAACAGGAATGGGCTGTTCATGCGGGCACCATGCAGCGTCGCGCCAGGGAGACCAGCCAATGCGCCAGCTCGGGCGGCGTGTGTTCACGTTCTGCCTTGCCGCATTCCGGCCGCCAGCCCTGATCGCCTTTCCTGCGCCGCTGGCCGGCGCGGTTGCGGCCGGACGCGGCGATTACATGCGACGCTTCGCCCAGGACGATGGGCATGGCCGGTATTTGAGCCGGCGCACAGCCGACGATGTACAGCAAGGTGGCCTTTTCCGCGCGGTGGCCAAACGAGCTTTGGAAAATCGGCAGAGTCCATCCGCCGAATTTGTCCGTCTCGCCGGCCGCTGGCAAGCCGCAGTGTGGCCATAGGGTCGAGCGCTTCGGGTGCTCAAGCACGCCGCCGAACTTGCGCACCTGGGCGACGGCCCACACCGCGAGTTCCTTTTCACCCGGGCGCGGCTTGGCCAGGGCGCGCAGCGTGCCCCAGGAGCGGCAAGGCGGATGCGCCACCACGGGCATGCCGCCTGGCCAGGCGAGTGCGTCGCGTGCGGCATCCCAGGCGTCCACCGCCGGCATGGTCTTGTAGATGGAATTGGCGCGCACGAACAGGGCCGCCACGGCAGGTATTGAGCGTTCCGCTGTCATGCTGGGCACCCGATAGGCGCGGTTGCCTTCTTGATCGCCTCGATGGCGCCCAGCGGCACCGCCCGGAACATGCCCGGCCACTGGTGGTCCAGCTCCACCCACGCATGCAGCTCGCCATTGCCCACGTCGCGGCGCAGGTCGTTGACGGTGCCGGCCTGGTAGCCTTCATCGGTATCGAATGTCACGCGGTCGCCCAGGGCGATTTGCCGCGGCGAATTGGTCAGGGTGTTCAGCATTGCGTTGCTCCTTTCAGTTTGGCGGTAACGCCGCACACGCCGTAGCGGTCGATGGCAGCGTCGATCACGTCGCCGCTGGACGCGGCATCATCAAAAAATTCAAAGCGTTCGGTTTCCGTGCGAACGATCACGGCAAAGGTGCTCATGTGCCATTTCCTTCCTGAGGTGGGGTGTCGGGAACGATCAGCCGGGGATATGGACAGGCATCGACTGCCGCCCAGGCGTTGATAATTTCGGTTTTTGCCCAGTCGGGCAGGTCAGGGATCGCCAGCGCCTGTAGCGTTTCTGGCGTGACTTGAACGGTCTGCGTACAGTTATTTACACGAGTCCGAGGAACGGCAACCCCAACAGCCACCCCGCGCCCGCCTGTGGCCTGTACGGGCGTCCAGGTATGGCGCACGGACTTGAAGACCACGCCAATGAGGTCGCTGCAGCGCACGCCGTATGGCGTGATGCGCTGGGTTTCGCCGTAGCGGCCGATGACGGTCTTTTCGTCCTTGGCCAGCGTGACGATCAGTTCCTTGCGCGGCACCAGGGCGCCGCCCTGGGCGCGCAGGTATTCGGCCCAGCAGGCGCGCTTTTCGCCGTTGATCTTTTGCACGGCATTCCAGGCGCGGCGCATGGCGGCCGGCGCTTCATTGACCATGCTTTCCTCGATGCGGCGCAGTTCGCGCCACACGGTCACGGGCGCGCCGCCCCATTGCTGGAATTGGCGGATGCCCCAGCATGCGGCCCAGGACTCGACGCGCGCCGATGGCGTCAGCTCGACATCGCCTTCGGTGTCGGGCGTGACGACATAGCCTTCTTTCGTCTTGTGCTCGGCCACTCCGTCGATGTTCTTGGCCACGTACTTGGCGATGTAGCCGGCGGCGCTGCCCTTGGCCCAATCGATGCGTTTCACGTCGAGGCGGCGCGCGAAGGCGCCCGGTTCGCCACGGTCCACGCGCCAGGCGTAGCGCTTCATGATGCGAATGGCGCGGCCGGCCACGTCTTTCAGGTGCGCCGTCTTGTATTTCGCGGTCGGGCGCACGAACAGCAGCAGATGCCAATGCGGGCAGCCATCGTGGTGCGGCTCGGCGATGCGAAAGCCGTACAGGCCGATGCCCCGGCGCGCCAGTGCGGAGCGGCACAGCGATGTCATCTTTCCCAAATACGCATTGGCCTCGCGCGGCGTGGAACCGTCGAACTTGTCGTTTGGTTTTCCGCTGTGCTGCATGGCGTGAAAGCGCGATGGGCACGTCCAGGTGATGAAAATGCCCTGGTCGCCGCATTCGCGGGCGATCTGTTCAAAGCCGTTGATGCGCAACATCAGTTCGCCGCGCCGGATGGCCTTGTTGGCGGTGGTTTTCTCGGCCAGCTCGGCGATGCTGAATTGCTGGCCGTTCTCGTTTTGCACCAGCGTGGCGGCCAGCGCAGCCGCGTTGCGCCGGTTTTGCGCCAGGCGCGATAGCACGGCGTCGTTGCTGGCGTAAGGTTCGCCGCGATAGTTCACATAGCCCAGGCGAATATTGCCGGCCTCAAAGGCGCGCTTGACCCGCTTGCGCAGCTGGCGGCGCCACCAGCGGGCGTCCACCAGGCGGGCGATGGTGTCGGCCAGCGCGTCGAACTCGGGCAGCTCGATGCCATACGAGGTGCATTCGTCTTCCATGATCTGCAGCGCGTGCGTGTCGGACACGGCCATCCACAGCATCTTGGTCACGCCAGCCGCCGCGCGCTCAGCGGTGGCCACGATGTCGGCGTCGCTCTGCGACAGGTCGACGCCAGCCGGCACGTATTGCTCGGCGAACTCGCGTACAAAGCTGGTGGCGATGGACTCATAGATTTTGTACCAGGACGACCAGGCCATCTTGGCCATGGTCGCCGTGATGATGCGGTTGCGCCACTTGAACGGAATGCGGGCCAGCTCGGGCGCGAACTGTGCGGATCGCAAGAAGGCTTCGTGACGCTGGGCGTCGGGCAGCAGGATTTGTTTAGATTGCATTCAACAGTCTTTCGTACACACGGATAGCGGCAGAGGTGGCGGCGCGCAGCTCGATGCGCTCTTCCTCGGTAAAGGAGTGGATGGGCGATTCCCAGCGGTCGGCGTCCATGCCGGCGGCGATCAGCACGGAACGGCGCGCGCCGCGCGGCGACAATCCCCAGGCCTGGGCGATGAAAGGCGCCAGGTTGCGCGGCTTGATGCTGCGCAGCGACGCCTTCGCCTCGGCGATGGCCGCCAGCGCATGCCCTGCGCCCGGTGGCGTCGGCATATCCTTGTCGCGCGCGGCCAGAATCCCGGCGGCAGGCTGGAAGGACAGGTGATTGTCGATAAGGGACGCCGGCATGGTTCAGTCCTTGATGAAGCCGATGGCCCGCAGCAGGGCAGGGGTAATGACGATCAGGAGTGACAGCAGCCAGACGCCGCAGGTTTTAGCCAGGCGCAGCATCAGTGTGCTCCTTCCTTAGGAAAATACTTGGCCCAATCAGTCTGTGTTCTGAAGGAGCTGATGTACGGCACGACGCCCAATTCGCTGGCGAATAGATAGCGCAAATCGATAGCCAGATCGCCGAGCAGAACACGTTGGTGCTCAGGTGTGAAAAAGCCCGTAGCGTTCAGTGCTTGCGCATCGCTGATGATGAAGGTGAGATTAAGTGCTCCATAGGCGTGATAGGTCTTGGCAATTTCATGGATGTGGGCAGACAGCGCCCCGATGTCAGAGCCAGCTCCGGCCTCCAACAGAAAGCAAGTCGGCGCTACAGGAACGACGTATTTTTGCAAAGCGGGGTGGACCGTGATTGGTGCCGGAGATATACCGGCCTGACTGATGGCGTGCAGTGTGTTTTCCATCGGTTTTCCTTATTTCAGGTTGAACGAATCCCGCACGCTCAAAAGGGAGCGCAGCAGGGCACAGCAAAAGAGGGGAGTTACAGCGGCCGGGCTACGGCGGCGCGAGGATCGGGATCGTCATCAGCAGCCTGCCGTCAGGTCGAAGGCCAGCTGGGTGGTGGCCGCCGTGCGCGCATGCTGGGACATCGGGATGCGGATATCGGACTTTGGCACGGCGGACAGCGATAGGGTGCGCAGCACTTCCAGGCCTGCCACGAAGACGTGCCCGCAGTCGGGGTTCTGGCACATGTAGGTGATTTCCTTGAACATGGCGGACATCGTGCGGCTTTTGACAGCGCGGACGGTGTATTCGCAATGCGGGCAGGGCAGGCCGATGACTCTCATTTCAGCTTTCTTTCCACTTGGTACAGGGCGCGACCGCGACCTGTCATGTTTTTCGACTGTATGCGTAAGCGCGACTTGACGAGCCATTCGGCCGCCTGATCGATACTTGCCAGCCCCTGGCGTTGGCGCACGAGTTCCAGCACCGCGCGCTCTTCGTCATTGAGGTTAATTTGATGGTCTGGCATTTTCTGTAACTTTAGAGTTGCTCAAAAGTGACTCGGTTTAAACGCTGCGACGCTGTACGCTGTCGATGGTGGCGTCATCCAAGGCGATCACGGCCAGGGCCTCACGCATCACGATCTGGCGCACCAGCACAGCAAGCTCTTCGCCCTGGTAATTGGCGATTGAGGAAACAAGCTGGTGCTCGTAATCGTCCAGGCGCAGCATGACGCGGTGGCTGCGGATACGTTTTGCATCGGGGTACATGACGTTGTCCTTAGTGAATGGATTTGGAAGCGAGTTCACGCTTGTAGTCGGCGAGGCCGCGTAGGATCAGGAAGCGGAGGAACCATGCACGGGAGCGCTCAAGTTTCTCCGCATAGCCTTCGACTTCGTCTACTTCATCAGACGTCAGACGAACGCCGAGTGGCTTAGTCGTGATGCCCTTGGCAGTGCGCCTCGCTATGGATACGTTTTTCATAATGTTATGATCTGTAATCGCTATGGTATGGCATAACTATAGCTCTCAAATGAGAGCATTGTAAAGAAAAATTTGCACACAAATGAGATCAATTGGTGAAATACTAAAAGAAGAGCGTCAGCGGTTGGGCATGAATCAGGAAGATTTTGCCGCTGTCGCTGGACTAAAACGACGTGCACAGACGCTGTATGAGCAAGACGAGCGTGCCCCGGATGCGCTTTACTTACGAGCGCTGGCTGGAATTGGGGTCGATGTCCACTACATACTTACGGGTGAGAAATTGCAATCAGCAGTGACCTCGGATGAGCGAGAACTGTTGGATGGCTATAGAAGCATGGACGTTCGCGGGAAAGCAGGCGTACTTGGAATGATTGGTGGCATGCGCTCGCCAATGCCGCCAGCATCCCAAGCAGGGAATGCCCCACACGTTGAAACCCACGGCAAGATTGGCCAAAATTTTGTGGGGAATATCATTGGCCCGCAAACTTTTAATGTGGCCGGCAACGGACGGAAAAAGGAAAAATAGTCTGCAAATGATTCAGCTTCTTATGCTGATTGTAATAGCTGCTTGTTTACTCTGCATAATTTTCAGCGGTTGGAATTCTCGAGAGCGAACGCTTAAGGCGGGCGAGTTGGGCGGCTCCCTTTGGCACCATACTGTATAGCCTGCGAACGGTAGCTCACGGCCAGAAGCGGCTGCTCAATGTGTTAAATCCATCCGTGAAATTTGACATTTGGAACCTGCTTCGATAATCGAGAACGTGGTTGTCCGCTCAAGAGTCGCCGACTGCTGAATGCCCAAAATGGTATGCGTTCGGTAATTTCATTGTCAGAACTAGCCGTATTTTTGAGTTTATTGAAAAATTTGACTTATCAAGAGGGGTACATTGGGAACCTATTAATAATGGCTTTGGAAATCTTGGTACTTCGTCCGACCTGATCCTATGCTGGCAGAAAGGCTGGGGTTTAGAAGGTTTGCCCGCTGAACTAAGTCATAATGTAATTAATAATATGCTAGTAAACTTACATAAAATTAGCCCTTTACCTGATGAGGCTATTGAATTTCTAGAAGATCTCAGTCAAAGAGATTCAGTTGAGACGCTGATAATTTTTGGTTCTCGAGCCTGTGGTGATTATGAAAAATATTCAGACATTGATTTGGCGGTGATAGCCTCGTCCTTTGTCAAAGAAGATTGGATAATGTTGAGAGCGAAAGCAACCTATGATGTTCGAGTATTTTTCAGGATTTCAATTGTCAATTTTTTATCAAATCCAATTCGTTTGCAAAAACGAATTTATGAAAATGGAGAAATAGTTTATGAAAAGTCCAAGAAAGCTATTGGATAGTCTTGGTAATTTACGTAAGGCCGTTGATAAATTGGAAAGTGGATTGGAGATTCCAAAAGATCGTGAACTGGTTGTTGAAGGAGTCATTCAGCGCTTCGAAACCGTCGTGGAGTTGGTATGGAAAACTCTTAATCGCGCATTAAAATATGAAGGAATTCATGCAGGAACCCCACGGGAAACTATGATAGAGGGTTTTTCTGCTGGTTGGCTGAGCGGAGAAATTACTTGGCAAGACCTTCTAGATCATAGAAATAAGTCATCGCATGAATACTTAGATGACTCTTTTATCAGTGATTATTACGACGAGATTAAAGAACTATTTAAGCCGATCAAAGAATTTCTTGAGTTTTTGGAAAATAAATATTCCGGCTTATCGTGCTGATTTGCGATTAATTCTGTCTTGGGATTTAAAGTCAAAGCTGATCTTTGCCGTGGAGGATTAAGTGTGCGTAGTTTAACCCCGCTTTGGGTTGCCCCACGTAGTGGCCAGGATTGGCGTGATGATGAAATTTTAAAGATCAATGAATTTTTTATTTCGACAATAGATAGCCATTCTTGGGAAAAGAGATTGCATGCTGTTAGAGAAAAATTTGAAAATGGAAGGCGCGATTTAAATCTAGGAAAACATGATGCTGTACTATTTGAAAATTCCGACTTAATCGCCTGGTATATTTTCCAAGCGAATGCCTATGCGGCGCAGCGAGAATGCTGGTATGAGCCAGAAGCTTATCGAATTGTTCCTGTATTCACTCGTTTAGGTCAAATATTGCATCAGCTAAAAAATGTTAGCGGTGTTATGGATCGAGTGCTGGAATTGATGACCGGTGGTAAAAGTTGTCCAGATGACGGACTTTATGAGCTTCTTGTAGCTGGAGCGTACCAAACTCGGTTATGGAGTAGTGTTGACTTTGTTACAGCTCGCCCAGGCATTGCGAAAACTCAGGATATTCTTGTTACGAATGGTCGCCGCCGATGGGCTGTTGAGTGCAAGCGGGTGAATAAATCTGCCTACGAGCTAGCAGAGCGTCAGCGTGTAGATGTATTAACTGGGGAAGTTCATAGTCTATGCCGTAATCGTGGACGTTCCATTGTTCTCGAAGTTAGCTTTAACGTCGAGGTAGACTCATTAGCTGATAATTATCTTTTAGAACGTCTTGAGAGGTATATCGCGAATCCCACTCGTAGCCGTTGGGTGGATGTTCAAGGTCGTGGACAGATACGAGAGATACATTGGAATTTGGCGCGTTCCGTACTCAAGCATGACGACGTTTTTTATGGTTCCAGTAGAATGGTGGAGTTGCTTGCAGGATATTACAATGCAAGCATCGATCATAGCGTGGCAGCAGACTGGGATCCGGCATCAGCTAACCCCCTTTATGCCACTGCCATTAGACAAGCTAGCCTTGTGAGTTGGCGGAGTGATTCAGTCGATGCAAAAATGCGTAAGGCTCGCCATTTCCACGGAATTGTAACGAAGGCTAATAAGCAACTTCCGTTAGATTGCCCTGGAGTGGTTCATATAGGTTGCGAGGCTAGAAATGGAAACTCTGAAGATGCTTTTCGTCATATACGAAATGTTGTCAAGTTGAAGGAGTTCGATTCAGAGAAGTCTCGATTGCGATGGGTTTATGCAAACTATTTCGTACCGGAGCATACCACCGACCCCAATGAATCTTGTGCAATTACTGAGACAACTGCTGCCTATAAAATTGGTAGGCATGGCACGAATCAGCCGCTGCCAAAACATTTTCTTTTTGATAGCGAATCCGTTCCATTTAGATAAACGTGTGGACTGAATTTTCATGCTATGAATAAGTTAGAGTTGTGTTTTTTCAGGCAATGTAGGGGAAGTTGTCGTAGCTATTAGGGATTTTCTTCATTCTCTTTGAGAATTTCCCTAGACCTCCTCAATATACTTCTACGCATGTAGCGTCGCTCGCTTGTTGCCTTATCGGCTATCAGGGAATTTTGTATTGTGGGAAGAGTAGAGGTCTGTGTGGTTTGGAAAAATTCCTCCTCTGAAACTGCTGAAGAAGAGAGTCTTATGGATGTAATTAAACAGGCAAGCACGGTATTTTTCCCTGAAGTTATTGAGTGGCTTAAGGCCGAAAATGAGCGTGACGGCACCGGATTTTATTGCAATAGAAATGTTATTGAGAGGTTGTTTTCCCGTGGCGATGGACTGTGCTATATGGTTGCGGGAAGGACGGTCGGTTTCGTCGTATTTCAAATGTATATAGACGGTGGAGAAATTCACATTATTGAGATTGAACCTTCTTTTAGACAACAGGGTCTTGGTTCCCAGCTGTTAATGGCTGGAGTAGAGGCACTGCGTGGGAAGGGAGCTAAGTACGTAGAGGTTGAGTGCACCTCGTTAGAGGGGGAAGCCCTCTGCCGAAGTCAGTTATTTGAAAAATATATTGATCCCGTAAATTATAAAAATGAAGATGATAATCCGATACTGAGACGCTATTTTTCTGAATGGAGACCTTCTCCACCAAATCCTTGGGCATAAGTTATATCACTTTCACACAGTTACCGGCTTTGCATAGCGTCACCTGTTGGTAATTGAAATGCGTGAGCTGTGTGCTTAGCGCGGTTGCAATGGTTTCCGGATCAGCAGCCGCCAAAATTTTATGCCATATTTCTTTGGAGCGTACTTGGTCAGATATTCCCAGTATCTGCCGATGGATATGGCTCCGAATTTCGTTTTCTTGGCGTTCTACTTCTTCTAAATTTCTGTTGCTCATGACACTCTCCAATATTGATGCTTTTGATGTATTAACTGGCCAAATTTTTGCAAAATTGTACGAAAATTTCCCGAAGCCAATCTTCCTGGACGCGAGAAAATTTGTAGAAGGTGGCGAAGCTGCATGCTTCAATGCTGACAGCTTCACAGGTGCCGAAGTGACTCCTCCGGCAGAGGCATTTATCAACACCGCCACATGGTTGGTGCAAGAGGGCTACATTTCCGTACGCCCCAATAGCAAGACAGCCACAGGCTTCTCGGATGCGGTACTTTCCGAGAAAGGTTTGACCGCACTCAAAGCTGTCCCCGATAGTCTGGTCTGCCGCGTTAGCTTGGGCGAGAGATTGGTGCAATCAGTGAAGGCCGGAACTATGGAGACACTCAAGGGTGTAACAAATGAAGTATTGAGCGTCCTGATAAAGTCTGTGACCCTCCCGTAGTTCGTCACGCCTGCGCTTTGGAAGCCGTTTCCGCCGGCTTCCATGGCTCCTCGCTGTTCTCCCGAATAATCTCGCGCACTTCCTTGATGTGCTCCCACTCCAGTTTCGCCGCCCGCTTGGCGCCGTGCTTGCTCTTGTAAAGATGCTCCAGCATCTTGAGCTTGTCCTTGGCTCCCGCCATCTCCTGGCCCGCTTTTTTCTTCTTCCTCGCCACGTCCTTCCACTTGGCCACCACGCCTGTGATGCCTTCGTTCGGGTCTTTCTCGTCCTCGCGCTCGGCCTCGACCGCTTCCGTTTTCGTCTCAAACTCCACGCGCGTGGTGAAACCGTTGCCACCCAGGCTGTGCGTGACCTTGACCGATAGCCAGTCGGTGGCGTCGATCTCGGGCTTGAATCCTTGTACGGTCACGGGCGATTGCGGGAACACGGCCGGATTGCCCAGGGCCAGATTCATTTCGAAGGTGGCCAGGCCGCGCAGGATGCGCTGCCATTCGGCGACGGCCGCCGCGCGCGCGTCGGCTTCGCTGGCGAAGGTGGTGCGCAGGCGCTTGCTGTTGCCGGGCACGCCGGCCACGACGCTGCGGCGGCGCGCGTAGCGCTCGTCATGCCAGAAGGCGCGCACGCCCGTATAGGCGTCGCTCTCGGCGCTGTGGTAGCGGTGGCCGTCGCCCAGGGCGCGCGTGATGGGTATCACGTGCAGCGCCTTGCCGCTGGCCGTGCGGCTGTCGTTGATGGGGATGAACAGCAGTTTGTCATTCTTGACGGTGGCCACTGCGTCGTATTTCTTGCCCAGCCGGCGTAGGAAAGCCGCATCGCTTTCGTGGGTCTGGTCGATGTGCTCGATGGCGGTATCGCGCAGGCGCGCCGATACGCCCGAGGCCAGCTCGTTGCGAAAGGCTATGGCCTCGATGATGGCGCCCAGGGTGGTCTTGTGAAAGCTGTGTTCCTGCTGCTGTTTGAAGGTGTCGATCAGGTTGGCCGACCTGGCGCGCAGGGTGATGGTGTCGGGCGCGCCGCTGTGCTCCACCTCGTCCACGGTGAACTTGCCCATGTCCACCAGGCCGGACGCTTGCCAGCCCAGCGCCAGTTCGATCTGCGCGCCGCGCGGCGGCATGGCCAGCTTGCCGTCGCTGTCGTCCAGCGCAATGTCGAGCTGGTCGCTCTCGTCGCCGCGGCACAGCGTCAGGGTCAGATTGATGAGGCGTGGCGAGACGATGGCGGTGATGTCCTTGTCCTCGATGGTGACGCGGAAAGCGGGGATATGTTCGCTCATTTGAACTTGTCCGCCGCGCTGCCGATGGCGCCGCTGATGCCGGCGCCGATCTTGTCTTTCATGTCGCTGACCACGCCGCCGTATTTTGACGTGATGCCGCCGACCACATTGCCGACGACGCTGCCGACGGCATTCTTCGCCGCGCCGGCCACGCTGCTGGTGATGCCGTCGATGCTGAGCATGTTTTTCAGGTCACCGATGTCGCCCAGGCCAAGCATGGCCAGCACGCCGTCGTCGTCGCGTTTCAGGGCAATCGAAAATTCCACACGGCGCGCGCCGCCGCTGCCGTCCAGGATAGTGCGCCCCTCCGTCATGCTGGTGATACGGTAGGAGCCAAGGATGCGGCCCGTGCCCTGGATCAAAATCCACGATTTACCTGTGTCGGCCATCATGCGCAGCGCATCGAGCGAATACAGGGAGCCGGTCAGTTCCGGCGCCACCCAGCCCGACAGGGTAATCGTGTCGTCGCCTGGCCCCACGTACTGGTGCGCGTCGCGCAGGCCCACGCGGGCCGTGCTGGCGTGCTTCCATTCCGTTTGCCGCTGCAGCTCGTGATAGGCCAGGGTCGGCAGGCTGAAAACGAACATGCCTAAAATCATCATCATGGTGTGCTTCTTTCTTTAATCGTGGTCGCGCAGGGACGAGCGGATGCGTGCCGCCTTTTCGCGGTCGCGTTGGTCGAGCGCCGTACTCACGGCGCGCGCGATGGCCTGGGGATCGGTGCCGGCCTGCACGTGGAAGGTGATTTCGATCTTGTCGCCCTGAATCGTCATGCCGGCGCCGAACCCGCCCTGGGACAACGGCGCGCGCGTGTCGAAGGCGCTGGCGGGCAGGGTGGTGGCCGTGCCGATGGCGATGCCGGCGCCCAGTTGCGTCAGGCGCTGCGCCAGTCCGGAAACCTTGGCAATCGGCGCACCTTCGCTACGGTCCAGGCCCACGGCCAGCCCCTGCATGGTGTAGTCGCCCAGCTCGGCAAAAACGCGGCTTGGGCTATGGATGCCCAGCTTTTCCTTGAACCAGGCAATGGTGCTGGAACCGGCATTGCTGATGGCGTCCTTGACGGCGCCCATGGAACCCGTGATGCCGTTGACCAGGCCGCGCAGGATGTTGGCGCCGAACTCGGTGAACTTGGCCGGTAGCTCGATACCGAACCAGCCGAGCACGCCCGCGAATGCCTGATAGAACACGCCGACGGGTGACCAGTTGATAATCAGGGCCGTGATGCTGCCCATGCCGCCCGCGCAGACGGTGCGCAGGCGCGACCAGATATCGGCGAAGAATGCAGCGATAGGTTGCCAGGATGCGGTAATGCGCTGCAGGATGCTGGCGCCGAAGTCGGTGAACGTGGCCGGCAGCGTGATGCCGAACCAGCCCAGCACGCCCGCGAAGGCGCGATAGAACAGGCCCAGCGGTGACCAATTGGCGATCAAGGCGCTGACGCCGCCAATGCCGCCGGCAAACGCCGTTTTGACGTGCGACCAGATGCCGGTGAAAAACGCCTTGATCGGTTCCCAGTATTTATAGATCAGATAGGCGGCGCCGGCAATGACCGTGATAGCAATGCCAATCGGGTTCATCAGAAGGGCGCGCCCCAGCCACAGCACGGCACGGCCGGCCCACATGAAGGCGCCGCCCAAGCCGCGCAAGATGGGCGTGAGTACGCCGCCCTTCACACCCATCTTGGCGAACATGACGTGCAGCATGGCATACGGGCCGATCATGGCGGCAATGCCCAGCATCAGCGGCCCGAGCACCAGCAGCAGGCCGGCCAGCACGGCGAAGGCGGTAATCATGACCTTGGCCACGGTCGGATTGCGTTCCATGAAGCCATTCAAGCGCTGCACGGCGCTGATGGCCAGTTCCAGCCCCTGCGCGTACAGCGGCAAGATTTTCTCGCCCATGGTCAGCTTGAGGTTGGCCAGTTTTGATTGCGCTTCCAGTTCCTTGCCGGCGGCCGAGTCGCGCCCCAGCTTTTCAAGCTTGCCGATATCGGCGGCGCCACGGTTGAGTTTTTCATTTTTGTGGATCTGCACGCGCTGCAAGTACATCTGCGAATACAGGTTCGACGCGGTGCGGTTGGAAAAAATGCTGCCGATGGCGTCGAGCACCTGTTTCTTTTCCGTGATGCCCTTCTTGGCCAGTTGCGGCAACAGCACCTTTTCCAGCCATTCGAATTGGTTTTCGCGGAACAGTTCCGCGCCCAGCAGCGCGCCGGGATCGAGGAACGAGACTTGCCCCGCCTTGTCGTGCTTGACCTTGCTCTTGTCGCCAATCAGGCCGAACTCTTCCAGCTTCTTGGCCGAACGCTTCGTCGTGCGGCCCTGGTACAAGTTCTGGTAGGCGCTCATCAGGGACGTGCCGACGCGGTTGCCGCTCATTTCCTGCACCAGCGGTTCCATCTGGTAGTAAAAGGCATCATCTTTCAAGCCCTTGGCGGCGATGCCGCCCGTCTTGATCATGTTCAGCCATTCATTCGGGCCGACACGCCCGCCCGTGGCGGTGATGACTTGCTGCACAATGTTGGCCTGGGCTTCAAACTTTTCCTTGCTCTCCAGGCCGCCGCGCAGCTCGATCACCTTGAGCATGTCCATGAACTTGCGTTCGTTGTCGGCGCCTTCTTCCTCACCAAAGAAGGCGTGATTGGCAAACTTCATCTTGGCCAGGGTAGGGGCGACCATTTCCGCATGGTGCACATCGGCAAAGGCGCTCATGCCGTCGCGCATGAGTTGCAGGTTGTCGAGCTGGCTGGTGCCGTAGGTTTTCATGTTGCGCGCAAAGGCGACGGCTTCGGCTGATACCTTGTCGCCCAGGCCCAGCGCATTGACGCGGCCCACTTCCGTTTGATAGTGCTTGGCCTCGTTCAGTCCCTTGACGACGGGCGCGCCGATGACAGCGCCCGTGGCGGTGGCGCCAGCGCCGGCCATGGCCAGATTGCCCGCCTTGTTGCGCAGCTTGTCAGCGTGCTGGGTAGCGTTGGTGACGCGCTGCTGCTTGGCGGCGGCGTTGGCCAGCTTCTGCTGCTGCAGCGTCATGGTTTTGTTGGTGGCCTCGATCTCGCGGCGCAAGGTGCGCTCGTGGTTGGCCAGGTCTTTGGTGCCGATGCCAGCGCCCGCCAGGCGCTCGCGCATGACCTGCAACTGCTGCGCCTGCTGCTGGCCGGCCGTCTTCAAGGCGCCTGCCGCTTTGACGGCGGCGTTAAACTCGCGCGTCATGGCGCGCGTGGGCGCCTCCGCCTGCTTCATCTTGGTGGCCAGGCTGGCCACCTTCTGCTGTGCCGCTTCCAGCTTGGTGCGGGTGGCGTCCAGGCCGCCGTGCAGCTCGCGGAATTTGCTGATGCTCTTTTGCTGCGCGTTCAGGTCGCGCAAGCGGTCGCTGGTCGCCCTCAAAGCCTTGGCCGTGTCGCTGGAACTGCTCATGATCTTTTTCAGCGGGCCGGTGATTTTATCCAGCGCTGCAAACACTACCTGTAACCTCAAATCCCGGCCAGCCATCTATTCCGCTCCGCTTCGTTGCCGGGCGCGTTCGCGCCAGGCCATCAGTTCATCAATCGTAAAATCGTCCATCGCTGCCGGCGTCCAGTGGAAGACGCCGGCAATGTCAGCCATCGCGTCTTCTACTTCGCCGGGGATACCGAAAGGCGATCGGCTTTGCTCGCCAAAAAACCGGCAACCTCGGCGCCCACGGCCAGCAGGTCAGCCGGGTCCATGTTGGCGATGTCGTGCGCGGTCAGGGTCGGTTCGGTGATGCGCGGCAGCACGATCTGCAGGGCCGACACGTTCAGGTTGGCCAGCTCGATCAGGGAAATGCCGCGCAGGGCGCCTGCCTTTGGCTTGCGCACGGTGAGCGAGGTGATGACGGTATCGCCGCGTTTGATCGGTTCGTCCAGTTCGATGACGGCTTGATTTTGGGTATCGTTGTGCATGGTGTTGTCCTGGTAGGGTGGTGGTGAATAAAAAGGGATTACAGGCCGATGGCCTTGCGGATGGCCGCATTCGTGTCGCCGCCGCCGAAGTTCTCGGTGCCGCTCATGAAGTCCAGTTCGATGACGGTGGCGCCGTCGATCATCAGCTTGTAGTAGCTGCACGCCATGGTGTATTTGTGGGTGGTGTCGTCACCCATCTTGGCCGCGCCCATGTCGATTTCCTTGTAACGGCCGCGCACGACCACTTCCACGGCGGCCACCGTGCCGTCATCGTCTTCCTGGTAGGCGCCGGCAAAGCGCAGTTGCACGGCACTGTGCGAGTGCGCGCCGTACTGTTTCAGTGCTTCGGCGATCAGGCCGCCTGCGTTCCATTCCAGCGACAGCGCCTCGTTGCCAAAGTCCACGGACACGGGGCCGCTCATGCCGCCGGCGCGGTACTCTTCCATCTTGCGGCTGAGTTTCGGCAAGGTGACTTCGGGCACCATGCCCATGAAGGAGACGCCGTTCTGGAACAGGTTGAAGTTTTTCAGTTTGCGGGGCAAGCCCATAGTGTTCTCCGTTGTTCAGTTGCGCCCGCGCAGGAGCGGGCAGGGTGGTGACATTGGTTACGCGGCGATGCGCGAGGCGAAGTCGGCCAGGTAGCGGTCGGTAATGCGCTGCTGGAATTTCAGGTTTTCCAGCGGCGGCACGGGCGTGTAGTCGTAATCGATGGCCAGCTTGCCGTCTTTCAGCGCCGTCTTGTCGTTGTATTGCTCGTCATACCAGGCGTGGCCATCGATGATGTAGCCCTGCAATTTCAGGTCGCGGAATTTGGCGTTAATGCTTTCCAGCAGGTCGCGCACCAGGGACGGATGCAGGGGCAGATCGACATAGGCGAAGTGTGCTTCGGCGATGGTGTCGGCCAGCACCTGCGCCGTGCGCGTGTAGCTTTCGAAATAGAAGAAGCCGCCCGGCGCCTCGCAGGTGCGCGAACCCCAAAAGCGGTAGCCGCCCATGTTAATCAGGGTGGTCACTTCCTTGGCGTTGAGCACGCCGGCATCCGTGGCCGGGTCTTGCAGGTCGAAAAACACGTCCTTGCTGATGCCGGTGGGGCCGTTGACGACCACATTGGACAGCGTCTTGTGCCAGCCGGTTTCCTCGTCAATCTTGGCGCGCAGGCCCATGGCGTAGGCCACGGCGGAAATGCTGGCCTCGGCGTCCGTGGCGGTATCCCAGTTCACAAAATCCGGCCAGATGACCATGACCTCACGCTGGCCGAACTGGCCGCGATAGGTGGTGGCCGCGGTGACGGTGGCGCAGCCATAGGCGGACGCATACACGAAGCCGCGCAGACGCTGCGCCACGCTGGCCAGGGCGTTGGTGACGGCCTGGGTATCGAGGCCCGGCGCGCCCAGGATGCGCGGCTTGACGCCGAGCTTGCTTTGCGCCGCCAGCAGCGCCTTGGCGCCCAGGTATTTGCCGTCCGGCGATACGCCGCCCACCACATTGGTGGTGGTTTCCGCTTCCGTCTCGCCTTCGGCCACGCGCACGACGACGCACAAGGGCTTGGTCTGCGCGGCGATGGCCGCCAGGCTGCGATACAAGGTGCCCGTCTTGCCGGCCTTGCCCATGGCGGCCAGCACGTTGGTGACGAGCACGGGCGTGTCGAGCGGGAAGGCTTCCGGGTCGGCATCGCCAGCCGTGGCGATCAGGCCCAGCACGGCCGTGGAGACGGTGCGGATCGGGCGCGAACCCTCGTTGATTTCAATGACGCGCACGCCATGGTGGTAATCGGTGGCCATGTGGACTCCTATTGTTTAATTGAAATGATGTGGACTGCGTGAAGTTGTTTTTTTCAAGCCTGGGCGCAAAAACTGGCTACCATGCGTTGCACGCAAGATGAATGGCTGTCCCGTCAAGTTTCGTGGTCGCCGTGATAGTGAGTCCGTTGATGGCGACTGAAAATTCGGTATCCGGGGAAAGCTGCAGCGGAAAGCCAGGCTCCAGCGTGATCACGCCCTTGTGCGCGATAAATTTGATCCGGTAGCGCTGGGCGGTCGTGACGCCTGGCTGGAAAGCCGCCAGCGTAAAACTACCGCTCATGCCCTCGGGTAAGGTATAGGCGGCCGCTGTCGATCCTTTCGGCAAATTGTAAAATCGCAGACGGTCGCGTACTTCGGCGCGCCCGGTGTAATCGGTGGCCCGGAAGGCGGGCATGCCCACGGCCGAACCGATAATGCCGGCGGGGGACACGAGATTGCCGTTGGCAGGATCAATGCGCCACGCCTCGACAGGCGACTTCACGCCGTAGCCGTCCAGCGCACCTGTATTCACCTTGACCGATACCGGCGGCGTGGTCGTATCGCCGTGCTGCGGGTATATGTCCCAGGTGGCGCCGGGCAGACCCGGCCCGAATTGCACCCCGACCCCTTGCGGCAGGTTCACGCCGAAATTGCCATTGAGCATGGGCGCACGGCCGGCTTGCGCACCTTGCTGGCCGAGCTGGGCGCAGGCGTCGGCATTGCCCCGGTGGTATGCACCACGGATACCGGTCAAATTAGGGTGATTGACTTGGCCGGGGTTGAAATTGGCCTTCTCAACGGCCGTCATGCTGCCCAGCGCAAGGAGCTGCTGGGCGTATTGTTCAAACTGGTATTGCTGCGCGTCGATGACGGGCACGCCAAATGTCGCGGCAATGCACTTGATCGCCATATTGCCGAAGTAATAGCGCTTGCTGACGGTAATCGGGTGGCCGTTCTTCAGGACATCGACTTGCATCAACCCTTCGTCGGCGGGCGGCTGCAATGCGGCAGCGCTCACTGGCGCGGGAATGGCCGTAGGGTAGACCTGTGCCATGTCGCCTGGCAGCGACTGCAGGGATGGATTGCTGACGACGGCCGGATGCATGGAGGTCGTCGCCACGATATCGGCGCCGATCTTTTGCAGGGCGTACAGCACGCGGGCAAATGCGCGCTGAAAGCCTTGAAATCCCTGGCCGCCGTTATATTGGGCGGTGGCGAAGTCGTTCATCCCTGGGATCAGATACGTGATGTGCGGCGACACGCCAGCGGCGACCATGCCAGCGATGGCCGCTTCCCAGCTGGAGACGGTAGAGCCGTCGAGCGAATAGTTTCTAATGTCGAATTGGATCAGGCCGGCCGGGTCGATTTCAGCACGCAAGCGGGCAAAGAAGTCGTGTCCGGGCGCCTGCTCGATACTGGGCAACGTTGGCGCATTGCCCAGCGACGACGCAAAAATGCAGGCGACGATAGGCTTTTGTGCCGGATCGCCGTAGCGATAGCGGCGGATCGCGTCAAACAAGCGCGGGAAGGAACTGGCATCAATGCGCCCAAAGCGCGACGGCATGCGCGCCATCGCGTCGGTCAGGCGCAGCGCGTCGCCGGTTGAACGTTCCGTTACCCCGACCATGACGTCGCCGCCCACTGCGGCCAGGGCATCGAATTTCTGCGCTACGGCGCCGGCGGCAAACTGGCGCGTGGCCATGACGATGCCCGGATCAATCGACAGTTGCACCGTTTCGGCGCTCGACACGATCAGCACCATGCGGATCACTTGCGTGCGTGCCGATCCCTCCGGCATTTGCGGCTTGTAGCTGGGAGGGCAGTTGGCGACGGCCACCAGATCGCCGTCGGCGTCGAGCAAGCCTATTTCGCGTATCCACCAGCCGCCAATCTTTTCCGCGATGACGCATTCGGCGATGACCTGGCTGGTGTTGATCGGGTCCAGGCTCAACTGGTTGAGCTGGGCGCGCCACACTTCATGTACCAGTTTGGTTTGCCTGGCATCCGGGCGCGTCGCGGCGCCGCCGCCATCGCCGACGACCATGTGCGTGAATTTCAACGGTGCGCCGCCGGCCTTGGCGCCGGCGTCCTTGGCCTCGCCGATGGCGGTCAGGATGGCAAAATACTCTTGTGACATGGCTTCCTCAGGATGAAATAGGGTGAATCGTCGTGGTGTCGATGCTGTGGCTCGTGCCGGTCACGGCAGAGCGCACGGCAACGTGCACGCCTGGCGCGGCGCGGGCGTACACGGTCAGTTCGTCGCCCAGGTGGACCATGCTGCCGATGTGGGTGCCGCCGCTGGCTTGCACCTCGGGCCGGGTGCGGGCGTAGACCGTCAGTTCGTCGCCTTGCTGAATCGCGGCGCCGATGCGCACCGCGCCGCGCACGCCCACATGGATGGCCAGGCCGGCCATGTGGCGCGTGACCGGCTTGGCTTCGTCCACCAGACGCTCGATTTCCTGATACGTGCCGCTGGTGGCGCCGGAATCGAGCACGTCGAAGTCAAGGTGAAAGGTGCCGCGCGGGCCGGGCGGCGTGTTTTGCCACCATTCGCGCACACGAATGCCGGCGCTGATGGGGGCCAGCGCGTGGCGCAGGGCGCTGATGGTGCCTTTGCGCTTGTGCACGGCAAACGCCGACTGGATCATGGCGCGCTTGGTGCTGACGGGCCACGTGGGTTCCCAGTGATCCACCGAAAAGGAGGCCGCCAGGAAGGGCAGGGCCGATACCGGGCAGGTGGCAGGATTGGCCAGGTCGCGCAGCGGCACGGGCACGCGCTCGATTTGGGCGCCGGCACGGGCGAGGTTGCGCTCCAGGCGGGTAGCGTTCGGCGGCAGCAGATCAATCACAGGACGATCAGCCACGCGCGCCCCCATTGGCAATGTCGATGCCGTCGCAATAAGCTGCCTGCATATCGGCCACGGCGATATCGTCGGCCGGTTCATGCAGCACCACTTTCTTGACGCCCTCGGCGTGCAAGGCGGCGATGATGGCGGAACGGTTTACGTCGCGGCCCAGGCGGCGGCGCTCGGCGGCATACGCGGCGGTGCGTTCGCCGGCCGACTGCAGGATCGGTTCGGCCTCGGGGTGCGCATCGAGGTAGAGCGTGGCGCGGATCGTGAAATGCACGATGTCGGCCGACTGCACGCTCAGGCGGTCGCCCAGGGGGCGCACATCTTCGTCGCTCAGGGCGGCATGCACCACGGCCAGCAGCTCGTCGCTGGCAATCCCGTCACCGACATTGGACAGTACCGTGACGACGACCTCGCAGGGTTCCGGGGAAATGGCGCTGATGTCGGCCACACGCGCATCGGCGTCACGCGCATGCTTGACGTAGGCATTGCGTGGGCCGGCCACCGACAAGCCCTCAAACGCCAGCTGGATGCGCTCGCGCAGCAGGGTGTCCGTTTCCACGGTGGTGACGGAGGTATCCGCATCGAGCTGCTGCACCGTGACCAGGCGCGTCAAATTGACATTGGCGGCCAGTTGATCCAGATCGGTGCCGCTGGCAAAGGCCAGCATCAGGGCGCGTGCGCCATCGTTGACGCGCTGGCGCCAGACCAGTTCGCGGTAGGGGTTTTCCTGCAGGAGTTTTGCCATCGGCTCAGACTCGATTTCCAGCGCGCGCGCAATGGCGTCCTGCTGGCTTGCCGGGAAGTGAGCGACGAGCGCGGCCTTGCGCTCGGCATAGATGGCTTCAAAGCTCAGCACCTCCACGATGCTGGGCGCGGGCAACAGGGATAGGTCGATGGTGCTCATCGTGCGCCATCCTGGCCGATGCCGACCGCAAGCTGGACAGATTGGCCATCGGCCACGCCGTCCAGGATAAGGGCGGCCGCGCCGGCCTCGCCCGGTTCAAACTGCAGGCCGGTCAGGCTGATGCGCGGTTCCCACAGGCGGATGGCGTAGGCGGTGGCGGCGTAGATGCGCAGTACCGTGGCGCTGTTCAAGGGCTGGTCGATCAGTTCGGGCACTTCTGAGCCGTAGCGGCGGCGCATCAAGCGCGAGCCGATGGGCGTGGTCAGGATGTCGCTGATGGATTGGCGGATATGGGCCAGCCCGGACAGGCTGCGCCCGGTGGCGGCGTGCATGCCCATCATGCTTGCGGCCCGCCCGACTGGTCTCCACCGGCTTTGACGCCGCTGTGCGGGTGCTTGGCCAGGCTGATGGCGCCGGCCAGCACGTCGTCGCTGGCTTTGACTGTCCCTTGCACGGCCATGGCCACGCTGCCAGCGGCGCCGGCCTTGGCGTTCACGCCGCCGTTCAGGGCGGTGGCGCCGTTGACTGTGGCGGATTGCTTGACAAGCAGATTGCCCATGACGGTCAAATCGCCCGTGCAGATGGTGCTGGGCGCGTTCGACGTGACTTTGTCTGCCGTGATGGTGGCGGTGCCGCCGGGCAGGGTGGACGTCAGGGCATGGGCCGCATGGTCGTACTGCACCACGGCGCCGTCTGGGTAATGCGTGGTGTGGATGGCCTGGTTCAGTTCCGGCGCGTCAAACGCCTGCGAGTACAGTGCTGGAAGGATGATGCCGCGCGTCAGGTCGCCGCCAGGGGAAAAGACGATCACCTGTTCGCCGACGGTGGGCGCCGACCAGCAGCGCGTGCTACCGGCGCGCGGCGTGAGCCAGTTCAGCCATTCGGTGGTGAGCTTGGGGCCAAGCTGCACGCGCGCCTTGGCGCCGTCCACCTCGGCAATGGTGCCCAGGCGGATCATGTTTTGCAGCAAGCGGAGGAGGTCGGACAGGTCGGCGTTCATGCAGTGCATGTTGCCGAAGTCCGCGTGCAGATGCACGCGGGGGCGGGTTGATATGCAGTTTAGTGGCTATAGTCGACGTTGATTTGCTGATTTAGGTGGCGATACGTCCGCACTCGGTCAAAGTAGCCTGCTATATAACCAAGTCTGACATCGAAATGTATCAAATTCGGATATCTACTTCTCCTCCCTGTATCTTAAACTCGGCTCTCGATAATCACCTTGCGGCTCTTGAGATGAATTTGGATAAATCTGATAATCCCAATATTTAAGAGATATATTCTGTAATACATGTGCTCCGATTATGACGAGCTGATGATCATTGTTTTCTTGATTAAAAGATACAATTTTAGTTTTGCATTCATCCATTCCAAAGAGCTGCCTTATGCCCAGCATCGAGAAATAAACAATTGTTTGGCAAGCATTCCGGAGAGTTCGTTCTGAAAAGCAAGAGGCTCTTCCTAGCATGGCAAGCCCATAAGTTCCCGGATCCTTAGCTCCTAGAGCATATGCTGTAAAGCTTGCCCCTACGTAACTAGGATGCACTATTTTCGAGAAATCACTAATTTCGCTGTCACGAACATCCCGCATAGCTTCACTGACCATTTGGGGTATTTTGGCTTTACGTTCTATAGCATTTAAATACTTCTTCATGCTTTTTGTCCCAAGATTTTTGTACCAAAAACTATTTATTTCCTCATCGGTAGAGCAATTGCCGAAATTTCTGCCGAGTTCTTGGTCATGTAAAAATGCTAGGGCAGCACAAAGGTGCTCATCTAGTGCCCTAGCGGTGGCTCTTGCCGAGCTATCCAGTCCGGACAGCACTAACTCTCTAATTGCTACTGAATGTGCACATGCCGCTCCTACTAGAACCAATATTGAGCGCCCAGCATCATCTAATAACTCATCTTCATTTGCATCATCAAGTAAGTGAGTTACAGCGGCTAGCCATTGAATACTATCTTCCAAAATGTGTAGCCAAGGTTGCATATTTTGTCGAATTTCTACTTGAGCTGCGCGCCTTTTGGAAGAGAGGAATTCCTGAAATTTTTGGGAGTGCTGGTTATTCCAGCCAATTTCGGAGAAGGCGGTTTCCCATAAATTTTCGGCTTCTAATGCTATATCTTGTGGTGACATATTAAATTTGGTAATTTAGAAAAGGGGGCATCAATTCTTGAATTTGGCTTCAGATCGGCAGCCGTATACTGTAACTGAAAAGATAATAAATGTCAGTTCAGATCTCTGTAAATTATCTTACCCCGGCGCCAAATGGCGTAGCAACGATTCCCGTATTAACGTCCGATCTGCTTCACTGAATCCCAGCAGCGGCCGGGCCGGGTAGCTGTATTTTGGCCCCTTCTTTGAGACGCTATCCGTCAAGCCCTCATGATGCACCCGTGCGACGTGCATCACCTTACCCACGAAGCCGACAGTCAACTGGCCAGGATCGGCATGCACCTTCAGGTATTTTGCAGTGCGAATCTTGGCGAACATGGTCGCTTTCTGCCGCTTGATCCGCCCATTCTTCCCCTTGAACTCTTTGCGCCGCTTCCGCGCCGGATAAGCTGCGCCGTCCGGCCCCTGCTGCGCCTTGATGCGCTGCGCCTGGCTGCGGCGCAGGTCGATGGCCACCTTGTGGTTGATGGCGCGGCGCTGGGCCGGCTGCAACTTGGCCAGCAATGCGCCAGCCCAGGCTTCCAATGCATGCAGGTCGTCGCTCATGCGGCCGCCTGCGGCACTTGCCATTCGGCCAGCAGGGTGTCGCCGTCGTACAGCGTCCAGAAGGCGTCCGCATAGCCGGGCGTGCCCTGCGGCTCGGCTGCATGCTTGATGTCGTGGCGGCCGCCTTCGCCGCGCTTGACGATGACGCGCTCGGTCAGGTCCAGCTTGATCGAAATATCGACCGTTTCATGGTTATTGAAATCGACTTCGAAGCTGATGCCGCGCTTGCGCTGTTCCTCGTTGGCCATCAGTTCGGCCTGGTGGACTTTCAGCCAGGCGATCATGGCCACCATGATGGCGTCCGCGTCGCCCGCGTGGTCGGTCACGATCAGGTTAAGCTTGAAACGGTATTCGAAGGAGAGGGCGGCGGTGGCGGTGGCCACCACATTGCCTTCGTCGACAAAAACGACGAGGCGATCAGGGTCGCGCTGCAGCTCGGGGATGGCGGCGGCCAGGTGCTGGCGCAGGCTATTCGGTTTGTACATGGTAGGTGTCTCGCACTAGGTTGTAGGCGTCAATGCAGGCGTTGAGCTGCCGGGTGGCGGCGTCGCCGTCGCTGGCGATGGCGTCAAGAGCTGCCGCAGCCGCGCCGTCAAGTTCGGCACGCGCTTGCTGGCGATTGCCACTGGCAGCGGCGGGATCTGCGGGGCCGGCGCCAGCGCTGGCGCAATGGCTGGCGACGGGGATTGACAGGCGGATAGCGCCGCTGCGCACGTCAGCCATAAAGCGGTCGCGGTCAGTTTTTGCATGGTGGTTGTCCTCGGTGAGTTGATCGGTGCGCGCGGCGAGCTGGCCGGCGGCCGTGCGTTCCAGTTGCAGCACGCGGCCGGTGGCCTGCACCAGCGCGGTGGCGGCCGTTTCCTGGGCGGTAGCCACGTCGGTGCGTAAGTCGGCCAGGTTGGCGTCCTTGCGCCAGCCCTGCGCCGTCCAGCCCAGCACGGCGCCCGCCACCAGGCCCATGGCCAGCGCGCGCCAGGGCGGCGCCGCCATCACAGCGCCACCCGCGTGCGCAGCCAGCCGAACAGAAAGCGGCGCTGGGACTTGTTCGCTTCCGAGATGGCCAGGTAGCGCGCCGCCTGCAAGCCGTTCAGGGCGCGCAGCATGACGGTGGCGCCTTCCTGGCCGCGCCAGGCGAGGAAGGCGGCCAGTGCGCCCAGCGACTGCTTGCCCAGGTTGCCATCGACGGTGAGCACGGGATAGCGCGCGCCCGTGTCGTTGAAACCGTTCAGCCAGCGCTGCAGGAACTCGGCCGCCACGCGCGGCCCCATGTTCACGCCCGTGTCGATCAGTTCCGCGCCGATACCGGCGTGCATCGCCAGCACCTGGTCGAATTTTGGTGCCGTGATGTAGCGGGCCGTGTAGATGGCGCGCGCCAGCGCCACGGGCAGGTCGCGCATGGCGCCCTGGTAGCCGTTGGCGCGGGCCACGGCCACGGTGATGCCGTAGTTGGTTTCGCCGCCCTTGTCTTGCGGGTCATTCACGTAGCCGCCTTCGGCGCGCAGCACGTCATCGATGACGCGCGCGATTAGCGCATGGTTGTCGGTGACCATCAGTGCTCCTTCGCGTCTTTGACCAGCTCGGCGATGTCCTTGTCGCTGCGGCGCTGGAACCACAGCGCCACGGCGCGCGATACCCACCAGCCCGGCGCGCCCACGATCAGGTCGACGGCGGATGCGTTGACCATGGCGCCGATGGCGGGCAGCTGCGCGCACAGCAGCTGGTACACGGTGCCGCCCAGCAGGCAGGAAAAGACGCCGGCACAGGCCAGGCGGGCGACGAATTCGCCCTTGTTGAAAGTGCCGTCGCTGTTCAAGGGCGGCAGCACGATGTACAGCATGGCGGCGCCGATCATGCCCAGCGCGGCCTTGAAGCCGTACAGTTTGACCAGGGCGGCAAAGCCACCAAACGATTCTGCGGACATAGCTTGTTTCTCCATGATGAGGATAAGTAAAGGTGTTGTTGAAAAATCAGTCCCATAGCTGAACGATGTTGGCCACGCTGGCCGTGCTGGCGACAGGTTCCGGCAGGGTGACGACCAGGCCGACTGGCAGCACGGCGCCGTGGCGCGCCAGGGCCGGATTCATTTCCAGGGTTTGCTCGACATAGCCGGCGCCGTCGCCCAGGTAGCGCCACACCAGCGCGTCTACCGTGTCGTGCTGCTGCGTGCGCACCTGCATCAGATCAATTCCACCGTCAGGTGCGTGCGCCCGACCATATCGGCGATGGCCCATTGCGCGTTGCGCCGCTGCGCGCCAGGCGCTTCGTCCAGCCATTCCATGCTTTTCTTGTCGCTGGCCGACGACGCCGTGGTGTCGTAGTCGCGGTAACGCTCGATCAAGTCCGCCTTGGCCGTGCTGTAGACGGCGCGCCGGTACTGTGCCAGCAAGCGGCTTTCGCGGTTGATGCGCGTGGCCGGTACGTCCGCCAGCGCGGCGATGCCGGCGGCCGCATGCTGGCCCTGCCAGGCGGCCAGTTCGCGGTTGACCTGCAGGATGGCATCGACCACGGCTTGCACCAGGCGCGCGTCGGTGACGGTGCCGTCCAGGCGCATGGCGTCGCGCATTTCGGTGAGCAGGATGTCGGGAAACCAGCCATCGTTTTCCACGATGCCGGGCGCGGGCGGGGTGCTGGCGGTACTTGGTGGGCGGGGAGGAAGGGCGATAAAGGACATGGTATCTGCGGTGGGAGTGAAGGGGTAGGCGGTGGACGGGGTTCATCAGGCAGGTAAATTCGCCAGAATCCCCCGTGCCGCCTGTGCGCCGGGGGCTGCTCTTTAGCTGGAATCGGCCGCGCGCTTGATGCGCCGCTCCAGCCGTTCGATGTCTTTCTTGACGCCGACGGACTCGGACAAGGCCCGCGCGCGCTGCAACTGGACCATGGCGGCGCCGGCCTGGCCCAGCAGGGCCGGCGCGATATCCGTTGCGTCCTGCAGGTCCAGAACAGCCACCATGGCCAGGCCAATGGCCTTGTGCAGTTTGGCGCGCGCCTGGTCGGGCGCGTCGCTGGCGGCCGTCATCGCTTCGACGGCGCCCAGCACGGCCACGGCATGTTGCGGATCGTCGCCCAGCTTGCCCTGCAAATAGGCCGCGGCAAATTCATCGAGCATCATGGTGGGAATGTCGCGGCTGTAGCCATCGGGCAGCGTGAACTTGTGTTCCATGCAGTAGGCGGCAATCACCAGGGCGCGGTCATATTCGCCCGTGTCGATGTGCCATACCAGCAGGGTGGCCACCACATCGTCTTGCGCGCCCTTGCCGCCGGCCAGCACGCCGTCGATCCATTGCGCATAGGTTGGCAGCATGGTGGCCTTGACTTCGATCTTGCGCTCGACGGACTGGATGGATTTCAGGCGGCGCCGGTCGTCGGACAGTTTATAAAGCATCAGCTCATAGGCGCTGCCGGTGGTCACGCCCAGCGGCTCGGCGGCGCCGGCCGTGCGCTCGGCCAGCATGCGCGCGCGGTGGCGCAGGGCAGGGGACAGATTGCCCATGGCTTAGGCTTTCAGCTCGATGTGCTCGACCAGGGCGGCCAGGCCCAGGTCTTCGATGACGTAGGCGTCGTTGGACGACTCGTAGTTCTCGATGCGGTCGCGCGAGGGCTTGTCCTCGACGCGGCGGCGGCGCGCGCCGTCCTGGAAGTAGATCGACAGATTGTCGAAGCGGGTAATCAGGATGGCGTTGTCCGGGAAGTAGGGCACGCGCACGGCCGGCAGGCCGCCAATGCGTTTCTGGCTGATGATGATGTCGGCGGCCAGGGTCTCCGTGGGCGCCTGCTTGGTGTTCACCAGCGGGAAGTATTTATCGCTCAACAGCTTGCGCCCGACGATGGCGACCAGGCCCGTATCTTCCTGATACCACGGGTCGAGCAGGTTGACGGCATCGACCACGGCCGCGTCCAGGTTGGCATAGTCGGCATCGGCACCTTCGCCGATGATGACCTTGCCCGGCAGGCCGGCACCCACCAGGCCCAGCACGCGCTCGGGCGCCTGTTCGCGCAGGTGCTGCAGCCAGCCCTTGTTGACGTCCTGCAGCAGCGGATTGGCGGCCAGATCGGTATTGGCCATGACTTTCACGCCATTGAAACCGATGACGATGCGGTCCAGCGCCTGGCGGATCACGATGGCATTGGCCACGCGCGACTGAAAATCGGGGAACTTGGCCCAGGCGTCCAGCTTGGCATACGTCAGGTGCGTGTCGAAGTTGGTTTGCTCGCAGCGGTATTTGGTGCTGTCCAGGGTGGACAGGTCGCGCGTCTCGCGTTCCTTGTCTTTGGTGTTGGTGCGGCCGGCAATCGGGCCGGAGACGCCCAAGCCCAGCTTTTCGCCTTCCTGTTCGGCCACGCCCATGATGTTGATTTTTGAGAGGAACTCGCTCGATTCCTGCATCTTCGTTTCCAGCTTCTGCTGCACGCTGGGCGCCACGCTGAAGGTCTTGGCCACGCTGTCCGTGTCGTTCAGTTGGCCCAGGCGGGTTTCGTACTGGCTGTAGACCTGGCGGGTTTGCTTTTTCATCTATTTTTGCTCCGTGATTGATATGGGTATTGGTATGGGAGATACGAGGGCGCGGGCGCTTAAAACTCGGTCTGCACGGCGCCGTCGTTGCCGGTGGCGGACGGGCGGCGCGGCGCATTGCCGGGCGCCGCGTCCATCTGCGCCTTGAAGGCATCTAGGTCGGTTTGCGTGGCGATCAAGGCCGTTTCGGCTTTGTCCAGCCGGGCCAGGGTGCTGGCGTAGTTGTCGTTGACCGTGACGACGTGGCCAGCCAGCGTTTCCACGGCTTCGCTGATGTCGGCGAATTGCGCCGCATCGGTGCCGGATTTATTGGAAAAGCGCGACAGCAGGTTTTTGACGGCATCGGCCAGCTTCACCCCCGCCGGTTCATCGAGCACCAGCTCGACCTCGACGCCGGCCGAGAACAGATTGTCGGCCTGCTGCTTGCGGTTGGCCGAGAATTTCAGGGCGTCGGTGCCCAGGCTGGCGGGGCTGTCCGTGACGCCCAGGCCGACCAGGTAGGGCATGCCCGTGTCGGCAAAGTCAGGGGCGATTTCGAGACTGGTGTACAGCTTTTGCTTGGCCTTGTTGATGGCGACCAGTTCCGGGGTCGGTTCGATCTGCGCAAACAGCGCCAGTTTCTTGCCGTTGTCGGTGTCCACTTCTTCCGCCTTGACGGCGATCACGTCGCCGTAGGCTTTGAATTGGCTGTCGGGCAGGATGCCGCGAATGTGTTCCAGCCAGATGCGCGCGCCGTAGGTTTTCGGGTTGTAGCTGGCGGCGATTTGCTCGATGGTGGCGCGGTCGATGTTGCGGCCGTCCGTGGTGGCGCCTTCGGTGGCGACGCGGAAGAATTGGGATTTGGTTGCCATGGTGTCTGTCTCGGTTGATCGGATAACGCCATGGTCAACGTCTTGGCCCTGCGATTCAATGCGGGGCGGGTTGCTATGGCCAATAGCGACTTTTGCCTTTCCCCGTTCCGCGCGCGCGCGGCCTACGCTGGCGGCATGTTAGAGATCGAACAAAAACCCGAAGACAAAATCGCCGAACTGGCCATGCCCGAATCCGAGCCGCGCCGCGTGGCGCGCGGCCTGTACTGGAAGGGCTGGCGCATTTCGTCCATCGCCCGCCACCTGGGGATCAAGCGCAGCACGATCAACAGCTGGAAGGCGCGCGACGAGTGGGACAAGGCGCAGGCCATCGAGCACGTGGAAGCGTCGGCCGAGCTGCGTCTGGTGAAACTGATCGAAAAAGAGGTTAAGAGCGGCAGCGACTACAAGGAAATTGATTTACTCGCCCGCACCATCGTGCAGATGGCACGCGTGCGCCGCTATGAGCAACCGGGTGGCAATGAGGTCGATCTCAATCCCAAGCTGGCGAACCGCAATGCCGCACCAAAAAAGAAGGTTCATCGCACTTTGCCGGGGAAGGCGTCCTTGATTTTCAGGAAGAAATATGCCGAGTCGCGAAATCCATAGGCCATGCGCTTGATGACTTTAATGCGATTATTGACGCCTTCCAGGATGGAGGAATTCATCGGATAGATGGCCGAAGCGATGATGCCTCGGACGTATTTTCGCAGCCGCTTGGCGAACTGGATGACGGGCGCAATCTCGCTATCGCGCGCCAATTTCATCCAACGCTTCCAACGCCGGGCACCCTCACGAACGGACGGCGCATACCAGATTTCCTTGAGCTCAGTCTTGAGTAAGTAGACCGTGGCCAAAGGGACATTCGCGGCGAGCAGTTCTTCAAGTTTGACGGCATGATCATCGTCCAGATTGTCACGATTGCGCAGCAACAGCCATCGGCTACGCTTGATGATCTGGCGTCCTTTGGGATCAGCGCGCAATGCATTGGCTTGATCGACGCGCACCCGATCAACGACGTCGCGGCCAAAACGCGCCACCACATGAAACAGATCGTAGACGACTTCGGCGTTGGGACAATGCTCACGTACTTCGAGATCCATCGCCGTGTTCATGTCCATCGCCACCGCCTCAATCCGGGCGCAGCCTTCCGTGCCCAGGAGTTCAAAAAAGGGGCGGATCGCGGCCCTGCTATTGCCTTCGCCGACCCACAATACACGCATGCGCTGGGCGTCCATGACAACCGTGGCATAGCGATGTCCCTTGTGCAGGGCGAATTCATCCATGACAAGGCGACGTACTTCCGGCGCGGAAAACTCGCCATGCAAGTGCTCAAGGCGGCGCAGATCGATCGCCTTGATCGTATGCCAATGCAGACCAGTGAGTTTGGCGACATGCGCGATGGGCAGCATTTGCACCAGGGATTCCACCCAGATGCGCACGCGGTGCGTCATGCGTGAACGGCGGTCAAGCCACGTAATATGTTCGGCAACCCGGGCGCCGCAATGATGGCAGTCGAGACGGCGCACTGCAACCTTGATCCAGACACGCCGATCCAGAATATCGCGGTCACGTACCTGCCGCCATCGCCGCTCATGAACCAACGCGCACGCTTGGCGGCAGGCGCCGCATAGCGCCTCAGCTTCGGGCGCGGCATCGAGCGTAATTAACAGCGAACCTTCGTCCAACTCGGTGATGGAATCGACAACATGCCCTTCCCAAAATGGAAGAGAAGACATAGCATTGAGCATGGCGGTAAAGTGGTTAGGTAAATTGTTCGTTTGGCGACAACTAATTTACCAACTCAAACCCTTTACCGCCACCCCCTCCGCAAACCGTCAAGCCCATCTTCCCCCACTAAACGCGAAGAACCAAAAAGAAGCCGACCCGCAACGATTTCAGCGACGAGCAGCGCATTCAGCTGCTCGACGCCTTCCAGGATTCCCTTTTCGATTATCAAAAGGTCTGGTATCGCAACGGCGACCAGCGCACGCGCGCCATCCTCAAAAGCCGCCAGATCGGCGCCACCTGGTACTTCGCCCGCGAGGCGCTGGCCGACGCCATGGCCACGGGCCGCAATCAAATCTTCCTGTCCGCGTCCAAATCGCAAGCCCACGTCTTCAAGCAATACATCGTGCAGTTTGCGCGCGAGGCCGCCGGCATCGACCTGACGGGCGATCCCATCGTGCTGCCGAACGGCGCCCACCTGTATTTCCTGGGCACGAATGCGCGCACGGCGCAGGGCTATCACGGCAATTTCTACTTCGATGAATTCTTCTGGACGCAGAATTTCCAGGAACTCAACAAGGTGGCCTCGGGCATGGCCATCCACAAGAAATGGCGCAAGACCTATTTTTCAACACCATCCTCGACTACGCACCAGGCGTATCCGTTCTGGACGGGCGAGCTGTTCAACAAGCGCCGCGCCAAGGCCGAGCAATTCAACATCGATGTGAGCCATCAGCGCCTGGCGTCCGGCTACACGGGCGAGGACAAGATATGGCGCCAGATTGTCACGATTCTCGACGCCGAGCGCGGCGGCTGCAACCTGTTCGACATCGATGAGCTGCGCAACTTCGAATACAGCCCCGACCAGTTCGAAAACCTGTTGATGTGCAATTTCATCGACGATTCGGCCAGCGTTTTTCCCTTGAACGAGCTGCAGCGCTGCATGGTCGATTCCTGGGTCGAATGGGACGACTACAAGCCGCTGCTGGTCTTGCGCCCCTTCGGCAACCGCGCCGTGTGGATCGGCTACGACCCGGCCTTGAATGGCGACAGCGCCGGCTGCGTGGTGCTCGCGCCGCCGATGACGGCCGGCGGCAAGTTCCGCGTGCTGGAGCGCCACCAGTGGCGCGGGCAGAGCTTTGAGGACCACGCCGAAGCCATCCGCCAGATGACCCAGCGCTACAACGTCGAATACATCGGCATCGACACGACCGGCATGGGCATCGGCGTGCTGCCCATCGTGCGCGGCTTCTTCCCGGCCGTCACGGCCCTGAACTATTCGCCGGAAGTCAAGACGCGCATGGTGCTCAAAGCCAAAAACATCATCAGCAAGGGCCGGCTGGAATTTGACGCCGGCTGGATCGACATCGCGCAATCGTTCATGGCGATCCGCAAGACTCTCACGCCCAGCGGGCGGCACGTCACCTATGTGGCCGGGCGCAGCGACGAAACGGGCCACGCCGACTTGGCCTGGGCCTGCATGCACGCGCTCGACCACGAACCCTTCGAAGGCAGTACCGACAACCACCAATCCATCATGGAGATTTATTCTTGAGCAAAGCACGACATCAGCGCGCCCGGGCGCGCTCCGCACCTGGCGCAGACACGGCCGCAGCCTCGCCGCCACAGCCCGCCACCGCCGGCATCCAGGCGTTTTCCTTCGGCGACCCCACGCCCGTGCTCGAGCACGGCGACATTCTCGACTGTTTCGAATGCTGGAAGAACGGCGAGTGGTACGAGCCGCCCATCAACCTGGCCGGCCTGGCCAAGTCGTTCAATGCCGGCGTGCACCACAGCAGCGCCATCCACTTCAAGGCCAACGTGCTGGCGTCCACCCTGATGCCCAGCAAGTATTTGTCGCGCGATGCGTTCAAACGCCTGGCGCTCGACTTCCTGACGTTTGGCAATTGCTACCTGGAAGACCGGCCCAGCCGAAGCGGGCGCCCGTTGACGTTCGCGCATGCGCTGGCCAAGTACATGCGGCGCGGCATCGATTGGGACACGTATTTCTTCGTGACCAATCACGGCACGGCGCACCAGTTCGAAACGGGGCGCGTGTTCCACCTGATGGAACCGGACGTGAACCAGGAGCTATACGGCGTGCCGCAATACCTGAGCGCACTGCAATCGGCCTGGCTCAACGAAGCGGCGACCCTGTTCCGCCGCAAGTACTACAAGAACGGCTCGCACGCCGGTTTCGTGTTTTACATGACGGACGCGGCCGCGAATACCCAGGACGTGGACAACCTGCGCCAGGCCATGCGCGACAGCAAGGGGCCGGGAAATTTCCGCAACCTGTTCATGTACGCGCCGAACGGCAAGAAGGACGGCATCCAGATCCTGCCTGTGTCGGACGTGGCCGCCAAGGACGAATTCTTCAACATCAAGAGCGTGACGCGTGACGACCAGCTGGCCGCGCACCGCGTGCCACCGCAGCTGATGGGCATCCTGCCGAACAATGCCGGCGGCTTCGGCGCCGTGGAACCGGCCGCGCGCGTGTTCGCCCGCAACGAGCTGGTGCCGCTGCAGTCGCAGTTCATGGCCATCAACGAGTGGGCCGGCGTGGAAGTGGTGAAGTTCGCCCCGTATGAGCTGGCCAAACCGGAGGGCACGGCATGAGCGACCATATCGACAACACCGACAAGATCATCTTTGCCGAAGTGGCCCGCGGTCTGGCCGCGGTGCGCCGCCGGCCGGGCCTGGTGGCCCACGGCACCTGCCACTACTGCGACGAGTTGCTGGCGCCCGGCCTGCCGTTCTGCAACGTGGACTGCCGCGACGACTACGAGAAGGAGCAAGCGGCCAAGGCGCGCGCCGGCCGCGCAGGATGACCGCCACGCCGCGCTAACCGGCAGGGCAGGGCCGCGATAGCCCAGCCGAGCCAGAGCGCCCCAGCCACCGCACAGGCCGCCCACGAGGCGGCTTTTTCACGTCCTGACGATTGGTATTGCCATGGAGGCAAGAAAAAGCCCCATTTCGGCCCGGCGCGCGCAGTTGTCCCCCCTCCACACCTGCCCGCTATATAGGGGTCTTTTGACTCAAATTTGCGCCATGGCCGAAGGCGCATGAGGACTGGCGCGGCGGGGCGAAGAGGGCGCGCGCGTTTTGACGCATTTTGACGCAGTTTGAACGGCTTTTCGCGCGGTGCGGCGTTGGAGTATATATCGACGTTAAAGCGCTGAATTATTGAGTTCCGATTCGCGAACCAGTTCTGTAAATTTTGAATCGTGCTTATCGGATATATTTAAAAAGTATGCTATAAATGCAACTTATCGCGTGGCGGCATCCCATTCAGGAGCATCATTTGAACAGACCCCTCATCGTCATGGGCGACAAGACCAGTCACGGCGGCACAGTCATCAGCGCCGATCTCACCGTCGACATCAACGGCAAGTATGTCGCGCGCGTGGGCGACATGACAGTGTGTCCCAAGTGCAAGGGGACTTTCGCCATCAAGTCCGGTCCGAGCGACCTGGTGGATGGTAGCGGCAACGGTTATGCGCGTCACATGGACATGACCGCTTGCGGGGCGAAACTGATTTCCGGCCAAATAACCACGAGCTGGTTGGACGAATCGTCAATGGGCGACCCGGCAGCCGAAGACAAGATTGCGGCTCTGGAGGCCACGCCCCAGATCGCGGCCGCCACATCGTCGGGTATCTGTCTTGATTGCCTGCTCAAGGCCGCTCACGTTGGCAGTCCCGTGGTGATCCGCGAATGACTATGCTTGACGTCAAAATTCGGTGGGAACAGCGACGCGACGCGATGCCCGAGCAACACTTATACGCCTTGGTGGATGGTGCTCAGTACCAAACCCAACGCAATAAGGGGTTATTGGCCGGCACCGGACTTTTCCCCCTATTCAAAGGCACCCCGGACGCTGCTCTCAGTCATGCCGGGCCTTGGCTGGTCGATGTGGCCAGGGTGGCGGAGTCTTTTGTCGAAGAGCTGACCGCGCTTGAGCGCGATACTCCTTCTCTGTCTTGGTTGATCTCGCCACAAGACTTGGATGGACTCGCGCAACTGTTGCAACTGAAGCTGGAGGTGCGCCTGCCGGATGGCCGCAGCGCCTTGCTGCGTTTTTGGGACCCACGCGTCTTGGCCAACCTTGCTCAGACGCTCGATGCCGGGCAGCGGGAGGAATTTTTCAGCCATATTTACGAATGGCACCTGCTGCACAACGGGCAGCGTGTTTGGATCGGGAGGCATCATGCTGACGCTCAATGAGGCGCAATGGCAGGCCCTGCAGCAAGGCGAAGCCCGCCAGTTTGTCTCAATGGTATGCGATGAGTTTCTTGCTAACCGGCCTGACATGCTTGCACAGCCGGGCCGGGAGGCCGTTCTGGCACGTATGCAGAATGCGTACGACTATGCCGCCCGTGTGGGTTTCACCAGTACGCCGCACATTATGCGGCTGATGTACCTGTCTGCTGATGCCGTACGCATTCATGACGACCCGTTGGTCAATGGCTATCTGCGTAAACGCGGCGCGACCCCGGAACAGCGCCTAGATGAAATCGATGCAATCATGCGTAACAAATTACAGGGAATTAACTGATGGCTGCAATTCTCATTCCTGTCGTTGAAGCCGTTGCCGTGCGTGTACTCGCTGCACTCGGTGTCGGCCTCGCCGCCGGCGCAGCGGGCGAGGCGGCGCTTAAGCAGGCACGCAAACGCCAGGAAGAGGCCGATAAGGCTAAATCAGCCGCGATTGCGCGCACTGAGGCCACAACGAAAGAAAAAGAAAAGTGCAAAGAGTGCCCGCCGGACCGTGGCGCTCTTATGCCAGTCAATCATCACATGTCCCAAAACTCGATGGAGTATCAGGCCAGAATAACGGGATTTCCTCCAGGCATGGAATGGTTGTTTGAAGGGAAAGACTTCGACGGCTTCAAGTCCAGTATGTGCTTGTTACAAGAGGCTAAAGCGGATTACGACCAGTTCTTCAATGCAAAAGGTAAGTTGGAATACCCTTTTCAAGAACAACTTTTCGTTGGCAAGATGCAAAAACAGGCTATAGCCCAAGCAATGATCGTCAAAATAAACAAACCGACCGTATTAACGTGGTACTTCCAAACTCCCATGGCTTTCAAATACATGAGACCAATCCTAGTCGATATGGGAATATCTGTCCTTCACATTCCATAATATTATGACCATAATTAAAGCTATATTCAAAAATCCCACACCCGGAGCATCGTTAGCCTTCCGGCCCAATGTCGAACAGATCCGGCCTATCATCCGATTTCTGCAAGAAACTGATCCCCTAGGAAAACGGTGGTTCCTGATGGGGGATACTGAAGAGGAGTCGCTTCTATACTCAGCATTCGATGCCTCAGGGGACCTCTCTTCTGCGGCCGAAGCCGTACTCGAAACACAGTTCAAGGGCGAGAATATTCGTTATCTTGCTGTATGGAATGGCGAATTTAAGGAGGATGACGGGGCGAGTTTTAATCTGATGTTTAACGATGAGGACTGGCCAGCTTGGAATCTCAGGATTAATTATCAAGGCGCAGGCATCCTACGTTTAGGAGGGTTTAAGGGCCTAGTGGAGCTACTATCAATCGTTGCCGGCAGTCTTCTTCCTATCTACATTAGTGTTGCGCGCAATGAGTATTTTGAGAAACAGGTATTCCAGGATCGGCCTGGTGTCGGCTGGATGCTCTACCTTCCACGCGTGCTGACAGTCCAGCAAGTGCCAGAGGCCCGCGCGCTCGTGCCTGTGATGATCAAGGACGAGAAGGGCAAAGACAAACAAATCGGCACCATCATTGTTAGTGTCACCGACGTGCCGTTCTCGGACGAGAACCCCGAGCACGTCAAGATCGCCAACGCCATCGAAATCCGTTTGGTCGATCAAGACTTGCTGCCTCTTTTTGCGGACCTCTAA